CAGCAGCGGTAATCGAGCGAACAACGTCATCTTCCGGTTTAAGATATCTAAGGTAGTATCGAGGAATCGAGTAGTTATAACTGATACGCTTCTCAAAATCAAAGTAAGACCACGACGAAGTACGAACAGAAGGACGAGGCATGTAGCCAAGAAAATCACCAACGCCAGCAGATACGAATTTTCGCGTATAACGGCGATGTTGGAGGAGGCAAGATAAAGGTGTAATTGTTCCATTTACGGTAACGAATTTACCCGAAATTTCTTCGGGATTAAACTGAATTTGTTTAGTAACATACTTAACGCAGTAGCGAGCACGTTTGTGTGTCGCTTTTGCAAGCCATACGAAACCGAGGTCTCGAACAGCAGAACGAATCGTGTTATAGAGAACGTTTGTGCCAAATAAAAAGCCATGAAAATGCAATCGGGGTTCATTTCCCGTTTCTGGGTGGGTGCCAAACTCCTGAAAAAAAGCGTGTTTAAACGAATGGCCGAGTTTATGCCGTAGTCGCTCGTTGAATTTTCGAATAAACCAGGACGGGTCAAGCAGGGCTTTGTCGTAGTGCTTTGGAGCGATCGTTATTGTAATAAAAATGGCTTGCTGACCATCAGCCTTACAACGGGCAAGCTCACGCTCGAGCCGGACAAACCAATCATTACGTTGACGACGCAGGCAGTCTTCGCACTTTCCACATGGGACCATAAGCCATTGACGCGCGATATCCCAGGGACGGAGAGCCAGGGCGGACTTGGCGACATCGGAGCCATTACGACAGGGATTCTTCTTGTCAAAATAGCGACGATTGCGTATCCATATAGGTGACGAACAAGGCATTACAAAATACTTCTAAGACAGTCAAACTTGACAGCAGGATAATCACGACGACAGCGAACAAGGTAATCCTTCGCCGGCTCTTCGTCGGAGAACCAGGCGATAACAACGCGCTTCTTACCACGGTATGCCGCAACAGAAAAACAGTAGGGAATGCCGTCAATCACGGGGGAAAAACGAGGTCTGAAATCGAAAAAATCCATAACTAAAAAAATTACGTTACACAACACGAGCCTAAGCGGGCTGTGCTGTTTCGGGCCTCAATCTCGCGTCCGCGATATTATCGGCTCCGGAAACACTTACTCGCCGCGCTCTTAACGGCTCGAAGAGTATATGTCAATGAGAAAACCTGCAGGAGAAGAGCCTCCTGCAGGTCTACCGCATCAGAGGACTCTTCCACCAAGCGGGCGGGTCACTACTTTAGTGCCCTTCCCCTTCTTCTTTCGTCGCGCTTTCATTACGATCTAGATCACGGTAAAACATAAGGACAAGTGTATTGTCAAAAAATTCGACACGAAAATCAGGGAAACCTTCACAGATAGCAATAAGTTTAGGTATACTTGAATGATCAACATAAAGCGAATCGCTAATTTCAGAACGTTTCAAGATACTCGAAATAGCGGAATTTGCAAGAACCTCCAAGGGAATCGATTCAAATCGGTCTTCTTCGAGGCGACCTACCTGGGCGAGATCAATTTTCAAGGCCGGATTAATCCGGCGAATAACAATGTGAACTTGAGACATAATAATATAATTTAAAAAGTCGATTTAAAATCTATACAAAATTGACACCAACGATTCGATTTGTCTACCCAAAATTCATAACCTTCTCGCGTCAGAGCGAACGGAAAAGCCGTAGAAATAAGGCTGCCAGGGCCGGAGGTGTGACACAAAAAGCGAAGCCGATCACGTAAATTGGCGCGAAAGGATCGATGATTTGTACTAAAACCCTCATAGTTCGCTTTAAATTTAGAAAAGATACCTTGACGAACAAGCCACTCAGTGAACATGTACTCGATAACATCAACAGAGAGGTCTACGAATCTAGATTTTTCATTTGCTTTCATGGTAGTATGGTTATTGGTTTACGATACAAATATACGGTAAAAAGAACGTGCAACAAAGCTCAAAAGGTTGGAAGAACTGTTCATTTCTTCGTCAAATCGCGACGGGTAACCCTCGTACCTCCAACAAATTCACCATATTTATCGTATCTTTCCACATTTTCATCATAACCGACAGGAACAGGACGCTTCGTCGCGGCCGTGCCGGCGATAGCCATGGCACCAACCAGGGCGGTTCTCGCCATGCTATAACCAAAAGCATTCTTGCTGGATCGATTTTGAAACCAGCGACCTGAGAGATTTTGTTCACCTTCCGAAGCAGCGAGTCCCATAAGTTTCTCATGAATCTCACGGCCTGTCATCTTCACCGTCTTGCCGGTAGGCTTGCCTTTTTCATTAACTTCTGGAACATCAATAACGGCGTCCCAATTGAGATTAAACCACTCGCGAAGGTCGGCCAAGTTAACCTTACGTATTTCTGATTCAACATTCAAGACATCGCCAGAGGCGGCGGACTCGTAAGCAGCAGCAAAATCCCGAGCGATTTGAGCAGCATAAACAGCATCGAAGTATTTATCGTTGTACTTCTTAAGCTGATTTGCTTCCTCAACATGTTTCGCGTACATAGCAACAAAATCTTGAAACTTGTATGTAGACATAAGATCAGCGTACTCAGCATCAGCAGCATGGATATCGGCTAAAGCACGATTAAGACGAATTAATTCGGAAACGTTGTTAATCTGATGTTCTAAAGACTTCTTCTCCAACTCATCCATCTCCTTTCGCCAGTCTGCACTATGAGTGTTGCCTCTCATAAGCTCGGCTTCAGCATTATCACGATTAGCGGCAGCGTCATTGCGATCGACCGAAGAACGAGCCAACATGTTCTGCGCGATAGCAGTAGGATCACCAGGGGCGAAGACACTAGGGCTAACGGGAGCGCCACCAGAAGGACCTGAGGCGGAGGGCATAGAGGCGGAGCCGCCAGACATAGTAGCGTTTACTCCAACACCGGAAGAGCCTAAAACAGCGGCAGGCGTTACACCAGCCTTCAAATAGCGGTCGAAAACCTTCGATGGGTCATTATATGCGTTTTCGTAATCAAATTGTTTTTGCCAGTTAGCGTAAGAAAGTTCTGATTGCTTCTGCATTTGCTCAAGAGCGTACTGCTGCTGAAGTTTCATCTGCTTTTGTTGATATCGCCATTGGCGACGGGCGTTCATGCCACCAAAAAGTTGGCCTAAAAAGCCGTTTATTAAACCATTAGTGCCGGTAGAAGCGGCAGACTCACCAAGGGCGCGACCAAAAGAGGTAGCAGCACCGGCAGCAGCAACAGGTATGGCCATATTATATGCGAGTTAAATTGTTAGAACGAATGATATAATCGACACGCACGGTATCGATATGAACACCGCTGCGCTGCATTCTAGCTTGAGCAGAACACGAAGCAAGAAAAAAAGCAGCCAACGCGGCAATAATAGACGAAACAAGCGTCCAAAAAGACTTCGATTTATAGAAGGGTTGTTTAGTATCAGGCATAGGAATGAAATTTAAAGAACGATAGAAAAATGCGCGGCCTCTCCGGCAGTCGTTACCAATAACCTTCAGAAATTCACGGACTCTTTCCGAAGGGGTCCGCGCACGTAACATATATCGTCAAGTAAAGGACATACTATTTTTCTTCAGAGGTAGTAGGTTTCGAAGCAGATTTCGACCTATCTAATTCTGAATCAATAAGTTCCTGGCCAACTTCGAGACCATCAAACTTATCCATACGAGAGAACGAATTAGGGTCAAAATCAATCTCAGGGTTAAACTTTTCACCCTTATCAAAATCAGAAGGTTCTACCACCACATCGGGTCGACCAGGCAAAACATCAACGGAGCCAGAGCCATCAAGAACGGAAAGAATACGCTGACCGCGAGAGACATAGGCGGGAGCATCTTCAAGAAGCCAATCAAGTGCCATAAAATTAATGTATTAGCGATTAGACAAACGAGTTGCGAATGTTTTATTAATCAGGTTCTTCTTCTGAACCGAATAAGACATATTTATAAAGAAGTTATCCTCTGAATTGGAAGCAAAGGGCGAATTAACTTGCGCCACATCCACAAAGAGTGCAGGGTAATAATTAGCGGCAGCGGAGCCTACATACGAAAAACCAAGAGAACGTTGCTGCACCCAATACGAGTAAAGCCTCTTAGACGCGCCTAACGTGGGAGCGGGATACGAGGACAACGAGCCTAATACCTCATCATAGGATGAACGGAACTCGTTAAAACAAGGCTCGTAGGCAACCGCGAGATCAAGGTCCGAACCTGCAGCGTTACTAAAAAGCCGCGCAGCGGGGACATCCTGATAGCCAATATCGTTATAAATAGGGTTAAAATAATCAGAGCCTTGATAGTTTAAATAATCGGGGGTGACGCCACTCCAAAAATAAACAGGGCGAATGCTCAACATGTCAATCAAATAGCCGGGCTCGCGGAAATAGTAAGACTGTCGACGGCCTAACCTATCGTTGAAAGCAATAGCGCCACCCTGCTGTCCCAAGGGGCCATTTGCGCCCTGATTAGCGAAATTGTTTTGTCCAGCCTGGTTCATAACAATCTGCACATTAACGGTCTGCGACGCGCTAAAGAGGAGTTTAGGTCTATCGACGTGCTCAATTTTAGAGGCAAAAAACGTCTCCAGCCAATCACTATAACGAGTACCACCAGCGCCGAGCAAGTCCTTGTATTCCTGAAGACGAGAAGCAATAGCCAACTGCGGGATAGTGCTTACGCCAGACATAGAAACAGCAGAAGAAGAGCCTATGGGAACAAGGCGACTAAAACGATCAGGATTCGAAGGTATAACAGCCATCGGATGCGCAAACAAGAAGATTGAAATACCAGAGACAGGGGTCTTGTCTACAGAGGTGGAGAACTGGCCAGAAGGACCATTGTCGACGATGATTCTAGAGCCACTAGGAAGCGTAGTAGAAACGGGATAGCCATCTTGATCACCGCCCGAAGGTAGCTGGGAGTTGACTATCTGGAAAAACAGGTTGCCTCTATTAAAAGTGTTATTCGTACTCGAAACAGCCGACGGGTAGAACTGACTCTCAAAATAAGCGTCGAGAAACTCTAAGTTGGCAAACTCTTGCTTAAAAAACGTAGCACCGTCAGCAAAAGAGTAAGAGTCTTGCATGAGCGACCAGGAAGCGGGCCACGCAATCGAATATAACCCCCACTGCGAGTAACCATAGTAATTTCGAACAATATCCCAATAGGCAAGATACGTATCAGCATTAGCCCACTGATTAACCGAAGCACCGGAAGGAAGACTGGCGGTATAAGGAGGCTGGTCAGAAAGTTGCAGCGATGTCTTATTAGAAACGCGGAGCCAAGACATAAGCGAATTGGGGTAGGCTCGCGAAGTTCCAAGGGCGGAATTAGGGGTCGTCGTACCGGAAGTACCAACAAGAGCGGTAATCCAATTCAAACTTAAATCGTTCATGTCGAACTTACTGCCATTAGTCCTCATCTCGGGGTGGTACAACTGAAGTGGCACCCAAAAACGATGCAAACGAATAGTGTAGGGGTTAAACGTCGGAACAGCAAGAGGATTACTGCGGACGTCAATGCCCTGCTCGATAGACACACGGTCTCGAGCATTAATGAAATCGATGCGCACAGGATACAAAATACCCGGTGTGCACGTAAAGGCCTTACTCTCGGGAACATCATACCGAGAGTAGCCGTTAACAACGTGAGAAATAAAAGGTTGTCTTCCCATAAATTAAGTAATTAGTTGAAGTTTATAATGGTCTCTCCAAAACTGAAGGATATCCAAATCTAGCCAAGTAGGGGGGTCAAAATCGGGCATCTTACGAGAGGAAGCGGAAAAACGCATCATTTGCTTTTGCTCCCACGTATACGTCTCTCTACGGGATACGGAGGAATTGAGGCCGAACCGCTCAACACACAGAGACACAATACGCTTAACCAAAGGAGACTTGCTAAAATGTGCATAAGCATCAGCAGCGGTAATCGAGCGAACAACGTCATCTTCCGGTTTAAGATATCTAAGGTAGTATCGAGGAATCGAGTAGTTATAACTGATACGCTTCTCAAAATCAAAGTAAGACCACGACGAAGT